AGACAATATAGGAATTTGGGATTTAATGTTTTTGGCATATAACGCTTATAAGCGCGAAAGTGCTGGAAAGCCAGTTAAGTCCTTTGATGTCTGGATGGAAACTGTTGCCGATGTAAGGACTGGCAACGATGACCCAAAAGCCATCAGCCCGACAGCGTAAGGCGACTCCTAGTAATAGTTGCTCTTAAGACTGGTATCCCAATGCAATATTGGGATGATTGGGACGATGTAGCAACGGCAGTCGAGCTGATAAAGGAGATGAATAGCAATGGCTGAAGAAGTATCGGCATTTGATCGGACAGAGCTTCGTCAAGTCTATAAAGCCTTTACCTTGCTAGGTGACGAAGCCAAAGCCGAGGCTCGAGGAGTTTCCAACAATCTTGCTACCTATTTACAAGGACAAATCGCTACCACTGCTGCAACTCGCGGCAAAGGGCAACAAGCTATAAACAGAATTGTTAGTGGATCAAAAGTAAGTAAGACCAGCACTACAGGAGAAATTCGTTACGGCTTTGCTAGTCAAAGATTTAGCGGTGGGGGAACTACGCAACAGCTTTGGGCTGGCTACGAATTTGGCTCTAATAAATTTAAGCAATTCCCTAGTTATTCTGGACGAATGGGCAGGGGCTCTCGCGGTTGGTTTATTTATCCAACGCTACGCAAAGAGCAAAGAAATATCGTATCTCAATGGACTGCTGCATTTAATAAAATATTAGACAAGTGGGGCGTAAGTGGCATCTGATTCGAGAGCATTAACACTTAAGCTTTTAGCCGATACAGCAGACTTCCAAAAGAAGTTAGCTAATGGCTCTAAAGATATTGATTCAATTGGCGAGAGAGCTAAAGAATTTGGTCAAAAAGCAGCTATAGCATTTGCCGCCGCTGGCGCAGCTATTGGCGCATTTGCCGTAAGTGCAGTTAAAGCCGCTGCTGAGGATGAGACCGCGCAACGCCGCTTAGCCGAAACAATAACTGCAACTACTGGCGCGACTGCAAAGCAGATTGAAGGCGTTGAGAAATACATAAAGCAGACTTCAATTGCTATAGGAGTTGCGGACGATGGTCTGCGCCCTGCCTTTACGCGCCTAGTTAGATCAACAGAAGATGTAGAAGAAGCGCAGAAGCTGCTAAATTTGGCACTAGATTTAAGTGCTGCAACTGGCAAGCCATTAGAAACAATAACTGCAGCTTTAGGTAGAGCCTATGATGGAAACACTACCGCCCTTGGCAAACTTGGTCTTGGCCTTGATGCAGATATTATAAAGAGCAAAGACTTTGATGCAATTTTCAATCAGCTTACTGGCACATTTGGAAACTTTGCCGAGAACGAATCAGAAACAACAGCCAAGCAATTAGAGCGCGTAAAGATTGCTCTTGATGAGGCAAAGGAATCTATTGGAGCTGCATTGCTGCCATTAGTTCAGGAACTAACAGCCTTTATTTTAGAAAACTTTATTCCAGCACTTGAAGCATTTATTTCTGGCTTAACTGGTCAAGATAGCCTAGATGAAGCTTTAACTGATACACAAAAAACTGCGGTTGAATGGGGTAAAAAAGTTAGAAAACTTATTGACACAGTTATTAAATTTAAGGATGAGCTCTTAATCGTTGCTGCGGTTATATCAACACTATTTGTAATATCTAAAATAGAAGCAGGAGTGCTAGCGACTATTGCTATCATTACTACTTTGTCTGACGCTTATAAACTTTTGCGTAATAGCGCAATAGCAGCGGCCATTGCTTCTCGATTTGCTATCAATCCTCTTGCTGGCTTAGGAATTGGCGCAGCACTTGTTGGGTCAATTATTGCATCGATTAGGTTGTTTGACAATGTAAAAGGCTTAAGTAATAAAGGTGATTTATTTTTCCCTGGAGGCGGTACAGGTACAAAACAAACTGCATCTTCATTGAAAGATATGGGCTTAGAAGAACCAGAGTCTCAAGAAGTAACAGTAGATGGAAAAACTTATGCTTCTTATGCTGCTTACCAAAAATCCAGAGGTAAATCGGGGTCAGTTAGTTCCACAACTACACAAGGTGCTCCGACTTTAATTGAGCAAGTCAGCGAAGCAAATTTTATTAAAAGCTTAGCAGGAACAGGATCATTTGATTTAGCAGGATTTAGACGAGGTGAAGAAAAAGACAGAGTTACAATAAATGTTAACGGCGCAATAGACCCAGCCTCAACCGCCAGACAAATAGCCGACTTGCTAAACAATGAGGCAGCTGTCTCAGGTTCATTTACTAGCTTGGGCGTAAGTAGATTCGCAACTAGGGCAGAATAATGTCTTGGAGTATTGATCCAACAGTTACAATCAATGGAACTGATTACACCAGTGATTCACTAAATGGCGTAACAGTCAGCTCAGGTCGCAACTCAATTTGGGATCAACCTAGATATGGCTATGCAACTATAAAAATTAAAAATGATACTAATGTCCCTTTAGCAATCCAATTGCAAGAGCCTGTAATTATCTCGGTTGATAATTTTACTGGCACACCTACGCAAGTTTTTGAGGGCAAGGTTTCCAGCATCTCTAACTCAGTTCAAGCTATAGGCTCAAATGCCAAAGTAATTATTCACACAGTTACAGCAGTAGGCCCATTGGCTGATATGTCCCGAGTAATAACCCATACAACTAGCTGGCCAAAAGAATATGATGATGACCGACTAGATAGAATTTTGGTTGATTCTGGAGTCACTATTGATGTGGTAGATAGTCCGGGAGTTTATGAATTTACAACCTCTGCTGCTAGTCCAACAGATTGTTATTCTGCTGCTTCCTACTATGCTCAGATGGCTTTTGGGTATATCTATGAAACTACGGATGGCAAAATTGGTTATGCCAATGAGTCTAGGCGCACAGTAGAAGCTGCTACCAATGGCTACTTTAATATCCCTACCAATGTAATTCTTGGCAATAGCATCCAATCCCAAATCAATACCAATAACCTTATAAATGATGTTCTATTGGAATATAAGGCTAATGCCACAGTTACAGCCACCAGCGCAAATAGCATTGCGGCTTATGGGACTCGGGCCTCAGATATAAGAACTGAGCTTGAGGATGGAGCTGAGGCACAATTCCAAGCTGACCGATACATAACCCTGCGATCAACCCCAGAAACAGTATTAGAGAATTTCACAGTCCAGCTCAATGCCCCAGCCATTACTAGCGGTGTTCTAAATGGGCTAATAGCCGTTTATATGGGTAAGCCTATTGAAGTTACTGCCTTCCCTAATGGCATATTTAACGGAATATTTAGAGGATTCGTAGAAGGATGGATTTTGACCATTAGTCAAAACACAGCCACACTAAATCTAAATGTCACCAAAAACACTCTCAGCATTACCCCAACTCGCTGGCAGGATGTCTCAGCTTCACTTATCTGGAGTGGTGTTGATCCTGCGATAGAATGGGCTGACTTTGAATAAGGAGCACAATGGCATTAAGTCCTAATTACAGCTGGCCCGAGCCAGATGATTCAGACTTCGTTAAGGATGGCGCTCTTGCCATTCGCGATTTAGGTGATGCTATCGATGCCACAGTTGAATCAATCGATTTAGTCGTTCAAGGCTTAATTCACCCTTTCCTACTAATGGGAGCATAAATGGCAACCGCATATAAAATCTTGGGACAAGCTGCCCCAGCCAATACTAGCAACGCTGATTTAATAACAGTTGGCGCATCTAAACAACAAATAATTTCTACTTTAGTAATAGCAAATACAACCGCAACGGATGCAACTTGTCGAGTTTTTGCCAGAATCGGTGGTGCAGCTGCTGCAGCTTCCAATGCAATTATTTATGATTTGACTATTGCAGGCAATAGCATTCAAGCTTTCACTTTAGGAATATCAATTACTGCAACGGATGTCATAACAATAAGAAGTGGAACTTCTAACGCTCTTACATTTACAGCCTTTGGAACGGAAATATCATAATGGGAATTTCTATTTCTCCAGATGTTAAAAGAAGAAAAATTCAAGAATTCACTTCATCTGGAAGCTTTACAGTCCCTGCTGGCGTTTATTCAATATTGGTTGAAATTGCTGGAGGTGGCGGTGGCGGTGGAGGTGTAGCTGCGACTGCAGATAAAGTTGGTGGTGGTGGTGGCGGTGGCGCTTATTATTTAAGAAATGCTGCCGTAGTCGCTGGTGAGTCAGTAACAATAACTATTGGCGGCGGCGGTGCTGCAGGCACAACTTCTGGAACGCAAGGCACTAACGGATCAACAACTACTTTTGCTGGTTCTTTGACAACAATAACGGCAGTAGGTGGTGGCGGTGGAGGAGGATCAGCTACTACCGCTGGATTGAGTGGCGCTTGCGGTGGTGGTGGAGGAGGATCATTTAGAGCTGGCGGTGGCGGTGGAGGTATGGGCCAATCTGCTCAGAGCGCTCCTCAACAAAATAGCTTTGGTGCAAATGGCACAGTAGGCGGAGCTGGTGGATCAGCTTCCTCAACAACTAACGGAATAACTTCTCAAGCTGGTAATGGGATGAATGGTTTTTGTGGCGGAGGCGGTGGAGGCGCTGCTACCTCATCTGCAAGTTATGGTGGAACAGCAGGCGGTGGAAGCGGTGGAAATCAAACACCCACAGCTGCTACAAATGCCACAGCAAATACTGGTTCAGGCGGCGGCGGGGCTTCTGCAACTGCATCAGCAGCTGCTGGCGGTAATGGTGGATCAGGCTTTATTAGATTAACTTGGGAGCAATAATGGCGCATTTTGCAAAAATTGAAAATAATGTAGTAATGGATGTTATTGTCATTGATAACCAATTTGAAAATGACGGTCAAAAATATATTAACAAGGTTTTGAAACTAGATGGCCAATGGATTCAAACTTCTTACAATAACAATATTAGAAATAAATTTGCTGGTGTTGGAGATACTTATGATGCAGATGCTGATGTATTTATAGCGAAACAACCTTATTTATCTTGGACACTTGATAAAAATTACCAATGGAATCCACCAAAGCCTTACCCAATTGATGGTAAGGGTTATCATTGGAATGAAGAATTGGGCCAGTGGGTAGATGTCAGCGAAACTCTGTAGAGCAGGTGTCCAGTTACGAGAGCAGATAGACGATGATTATCCTGACCGCGATCGCAAGTCTGATGGCTGGATTGCTGATGCTCGGCATCTTGCAAAAGGCACTTCTGACCATATTCCAAGAGATGGAATCGTTAGAGCTCC